TAGCTTCTGGCTTCCAATCCCACTCAACTAGGGTTAAGTCATGTATCTTGCCTAAAGGTAGTATGTTTTCCTTTAGTCTTGTGTCTGAGGCAAAGAAACTGGCTATTGTTGCGGCGGCCGTGAGGTAGTTGTTTGTTCTGTTCTGGCCGGATTGCAATGAATTATTGGCGTTATTAACTAAAGCGCCAGCACGAGCGTTAGCCACTCCGCCGATTCCCTGACCTTGGAAGAATGCTGCTTGTTGTCCGTACTGGCCTTGTTGTATAGCGCCTTGCTGTGCGAATTGTCCAGCTTGATTTATAAAATTGGCTTGCTGTCCTGCACCATTGACTAATAAATTACCAACACTAGCCGCTGTATTTGTATTAATGGAGGATGATTGATTAGCAAAGTTAGCACCTGCGTAATTCTGACCAGCTGCTGCTGATTCACCAATAGCCACTAGATTAGCCTGTCTGCCATATAATCGATCATCTAGGGTTAAAGCTGAGCTAGCACTAATCTCGGTCGCTGCTCTCAATGCTGCTCCACTACGCCTGCCGCCTGATTGCGCAACGGTATTAGTTGCGTGGCGTTGTGATTCCGCGCGCAAATCGGCAAATGCGTTAGTATCTTGGATAGCAGCTAATCTAGCCTCCATGCCCCCAAGAGTTCCAGCCGCCTCTAGCTCTGGCAGTGCCTCTAAACCAGCCTCTGCGAATGGTGCTAACCGCTCAACCGATTCATCATACTGTTCTCGTTGCAAAGCCAATGATTCTTGTTGCGCTTGTAATCCAAGTCTAGCTGCGGTAGAGGTAGCACCAGCAATAAGGCCGGCTGCTGCTGTAGACCCTGCGACAGCCAACTGAGTGCCCTGCAATCCAAGCTGCGCCGCATTATCACTAGCACCCGCTTGGATTTCCGCTATTCTCTGAGCTGCATCGGCTTGTATTTGAGCCGCCGCATTGTTGGCTTCATTAGCCTCACGCTCTCTTTTGGTTTTTCCCATTATAAATTACCTTAGAATAAACATTGATTTTGTTATCTTTTTCTAGCTTTAAACCGCCCACTCTACACATCAATCTGGCCGTTCTATTCTCTTTGCAAACAACCGCATATATTTTGTACCAACCAAGATTGGCAAGATATTCTAGTTGTTTATTAAACACACTTACTGGGTTTGGCGGTATATCATCTCCACGTATCGCTGTTACCAACTCCAAACACAAGCTTGGCTGAGGCTTGTATATAAACAAACCATCACCCACTTTGAAATAATAGAAGCTTGGGTCTGGCAGATAATCGTCTGTGTACATTAATTCCGCGTGTACAAATCTAAATACGTCTGGTCTAGTAACAACCTCGCGCACTCGGCGCATTGATTTTTCTAAAGGCAAGTGCCAGATCCCTTGACCACAACCCAAGCTGTGCCATCATGCCAACATAAGGCGGCTGAGGTGTCGGTGTACCACGATCCCAACGTACCCGGAGGGGCGGTTGCTAAAGGCTTTAAAGTCAAGCTTCCTGCTGGGTCTACCGTCATCCTGATTGAGGAATTCGTTGCAAATGATATGCCTGTGTTTTCATAATTCCAGATATACGCTTTGTTACTATAACCAACATAAAGGCCATCTGTAGCCGTGGCTCCTGTTGTGCCGCTATTGAACAACGCCGCCGCACCCGCCGATCCTCCGGCCGAATTATGTACATGCAATCTCTCAAGAGGCGCAGATATACCAATAGCTAGTTGCGTACCATCAAACACTAAATCAACGTCGCCCTCTAGCGTTCCGTCACCCGTCCAAACACCTACTTGATTATTAACCGGAGTGCCTACCTTAGTTACATCTCCTACAGCTTCCCATGTCGGGGCACTGGTCGATCCATTCGATGATAAGACCTCACCAGACAAACCAAAGTCTGTATCAATTCTCAATCCAGCCGCACCGAACTTTAGTTCAACCTGTGCGACATTAGCAACTACCTGACCACCAGAACCGCCGTCTAAAGTTTGCTCAGTCGGTGTTAAGGTTAATACATCGTTAAGTCCATCTTTGAAAAAGATAGTATTACCAGATATGTCTATAGTCCTGCTTGCTCCTAATGTACCGTCAATATTATACAAGTTGGTGTCTGTGTCTGTTGTTTTGGCTGTCCATGTAGGTGGGTTATTCGAACCGTTAGATGTGAACACCTGACCACTTGTTCCGGTATCTGAATTAATCGTTAGATCATCACCAGCCGCAAAGGTCATAATCGTACCGTTTCCACCAACATTAAGCGCCGAGCCGCCACGAGCTAGGTTGACGCTACTGCCCACCGTTAAAACCGCAAATCCTCTACCAGTTAGCTCTACATCGCCAACCTGATCTGAAACTCTAAAAGCATTTGCTGAATCACTATAATCTATATCGAATGCGCCAGTATTGAATGATGTTACATTCGTTGTTCCTGAGCCGAGCGTACCGTCTCCAGCATAAATACCACCCAACAGATTAAGATTGTCTATACTATTAAGCGCTATTTGCACCGTGGTATCAACGCCGGTTAAGTTGTTGTTAAATGTCGCCGTGTCTACCGGCACCTCACCTGCGTCTTGATCATCTGTTTGGCTTGTGATGAATCCGCTATCATTAGTCAGCTCACTGGTAGTAGTGGGTATTGTCGGATTGTTCGCTAGTTCCGAATGATCAACTGCTCCAGAATCAACCGTCCAAACGTCTGAGGCTATAGAGATATCGCCCTTATCCGCATCAACAATAGTGGTTGCAGTGATATTATCAGCAATCTGAAAATCTTGTAATTCAGCCGCAGATACCGAGCCAACTAATAAAAATAATAAACTATACGCTTTCATAAAATACCATGATCTCAAATGCCGATAAATCGGTAGCCGTTGTTAATGTGGTTGCGGTCGTTTCGGTAAACCCAGAATATGCTTGACCGTTCACATAAACTTCACACAAACCAGCGATGTACGCTGTTGTTAGCGTGATGGTAGTGCCAACAACAGTTAATAAAACATAACTGTCATGTGCCGCGTTAATCTCTTTGTGTTTGGTCGTGTTAGCGTTTGCACCAGCCGCAACATTCAACATTGTTAATACAGTGGCAACGCTCAAGACCTCTACATTGCCCGTTGCATCGTTCTCCCGTCCTAGAAACGATTGAGTGGCTATCTGAGCCATCTTAGGCAATGTCACAGCATTGGTGTCTATAGTCCAAACCGCGCCGCCTGACGATACAGATATATCACCTTTATCACCATCACCCAGACCGGACGCAATCGCCGCTTGATTCACATCTATATGAGAAATCAACCCGTCAACAAACAAATTCATCGGGTCGCTGAACCGAGCATTGCTATCAGAGTCTAAGACTGCGATAGGGTCGTTATAATGTGGTCGAAGCGCGGTTAGATTGCTCATGAGACTATTACTTTTTCAATGGTTAGTGGTATTTCTGATTTACTTTCGAGAACAATGCCAATATATCCATCACCAGAGGACAAGCCACCCGAAGCTCTAAATTCAAGTCTGCCAGAATCTCCTAAATTGCCGTATGGCTCCTCAAGTCTATCGCTCCAACTCTGACCGTCTGAGTCACCGCTAGAACCGGATATATAGCCCCATCCAACGCCGGTATTCGACACTCTTAAGCTTACCGTGTCGGTAGAGTCTCCGCCTGTGGGGTTGGTTGTTTGGACTGAAACCCTATTCACGCCTTGCTTACTGTACACAAGCTCAAGTCTACTGAAATTAAAATCTCTGTCTTCGTCTGACCGAAGGGCAAATCTAGCTCCCCTCGTTATGTACCATGTGCTTTCTGATGTATCGACGTTAACTGTTAACCTATTTGTGCTTTTAATAAACAAGCCAGCGTCGTCTATATCAATAGACCTTTGGCAATACCAATTGCCTTTAAACGATGTATGCCCTACAAATCTAAATAGTCGATTAAAAGGATCGGTTGTGCCTGTTGGGTCGTGAGACCAATCGTAAACACCCCAATCTCGACTAGGGAACGTACCAGAGTCTGCTTGATCACCAAGAAACCCCCACTGATACCCGTCTCCAGCCGCCATACAATAGAGCGTGATGTGGTTTATAATGAATGTGTATATCTCTGCGCCGTATGAGTTGAACGACTGCGCTACAGCCTCATCAATGCCGCCGTTTCCTGTTGTCGTGTTTATTTCTTGCAGATTAGCCGAAAGCGGACAATTAAGCATTTCACGCACAGAGTCGTTTGATATCTCAGTGATGCTACTGCCATTCATTTCATACACACCAAGACCTCCGCCTACTCTGCGGCCAATAAAAACTATCCTGTCTGAAAGCCTAATTAAACCGCCAACATAGCCAACCGCAAGTGATGAATTAGTAGCCCGAATAAACGGAGCGGCGGTAGTTCCAACATCAGAGAAACGCTCTACTGAACGGCTCCCTAAGACATAATAATCATTGCCTATTACGGCTTGTTCTTTGTTTGGGTCAGGTCTCGATTCAGCATCAAAAAAGCTGAGAGGGTCTATATTCCCTGCATCGTCAATTTCACTCCAGTAAACCGAAGTGCCATCTGCCGCCATCCATATATACTTACCGTTTAAATACTCAACACTTTTTGCTATAGGCAGGTCTGTATCTGTAAGCGCGGTACAAACATCAGTCGTTGTGTTTATGAACAGGTTGTTATTGTCTGCGTCTTGTGTGGTTCCACCGGCTATTGCGATTCCAGTAAACCCAACCGCATAAGATAGCGTTGTGTACTCGGGACTTAAAAACGAGGCGTTTGTGAATATTGCCGTGCCTATCTTCAATACACCGCTGACAAACACAGTTGTATAAACGGACTTGCCGAAAATACAATACATTTTCTCACCGTCTGCGCTAACCATCAAGCCTCGACCGATACGGTCATCCGCAGTTGCGGGTCTGGAGTCTTCGTCATACTTATCGGTGCGCTCGTACCCTTCACGAGTGACCAATACCCCGCGAATATTGTACATATTGTGAAGGAATGATTGAGACCTCGGAGATAAGGCTGTCCCCTCAATTGTCGCGGGTAAACTAAGTAGAGGCATCGTCCGTCAAAGCCTCACCGTTAAAGAACGCGCCACCAATTCTATAATTTCTATGGCCTTGACCGCGCGGTAAGAACGTTGATGGTGTCTTGCGTGGAATGACATGGACGCGGTACATCTTAGACATCTCACCCATGCTAGTGTCTTGTGTGGGGATTTTCAACGTATCACTACCCACTCTAGCCAAAGGAATTAAATTGACCGCCAGATAGTGAATTAAGTGCATTCTGGCCGCTACTGGTTCGTCTATTTCGTTCGCAAGCGCGGCAGGTAAAGCGATGGTCGTGGTCACACCGCTTACCGTTTCCTCTAGTATTATATCGTTCTTGCGCAAGGTCTCCATCGTACTGCGGAGAATTGGCAAGGCATCATCTAACAACTCTTGAGCAACAGGCTTTAGATCGCTGTTAACACCAAGCGCTGTAAATGAGTCCGTTATAATTGCTAAGGCCGTGGACATTACTTAGCTTTCTTTTTGTCCAACGTTGCGCGAAAACCACTCGGCATGTCTGCCTCACTATCAACTACAATGTAGTGAACGCCTTCATGCTTCGGGTTATTTAATGCAAACGCGCCATCTTTAGCGCCATCGCAATACAACATTTTCTCTGAACTTTCTTTTTTACTCATGATAATTACTCCAATAATGCCCCGTTGATGTGATCGCAGGGGCTTGTTAGTTTAGAATGCAGTAGTCTGGTTAGGCAAGATCAATCCGCACTTCATAGGATCGACCACGGTAGGCTTGCACCAGACTGACAGGCGATAATCAACCACACCAGTAAGTCCACTACCTTGCTTAATAAACGCAATCTGAATGCCGCTAGAAGTCGTATAGGTATCTAATACAATACCCGCTGACTCGTTCAGCGCTTGCCAGTTAAGGTCTGAGCAAAACAACCGCACAGCGTCCTTAGTGGTAAACAGTGTAGGCGTAGCCGCTACTGTGTTATGCGCTGTAATAGCCGCACCGTTAGCTGGTACAGAATCTACGTTCTGATATGCGCCACTTGCAACAATCGCAGGTGAGATAACGGGGGTAGTAGTACCGCCACCAGACAACACACGAAACGTCATTAACTCAGTGGTCGCAACTTTGGTGTCAATACCAACACGGAACACGTTAGCAATAGAGAATATATCCCCATTGGTAAGCGAACCAGAGGTGTTAGTAACGGTCAAGACCTGAGATTTAGGATCATCGTTGTTGGGTGCTACTTGCGTAACATCCGACTCATAAGCTACCAGATCAGAGTCTTGGTTCGCACCGTTAATTACAACAGTGGTCACAGACTCAGCCGCAATTTGCTTAATGGCTTGTGCTTTGTATGTGTGAAAATCACCAATAGATGGTAATTCACCAAATCCATAAGCGCGGTGGTCGCGGTTGTTATCCGTCTGTCGCATTGCCAGTTCACCCGTTAAGCCCATTGCTGTGCGTGGAGGTAAGTACAGATAACGATTTTCAGCCATTGCTTCAATCTCATTCAGCATGGTCTCTGCTTGAGCAAAATGTGAATAAGTAGTCAATGCAGTAGTTTCACCTGCGCACAAAGCGCCACCATCAGCAATAACATCGCTAATCTCGGTGCTTATGTCTGAACTGATCTTACGGACACCAGCCTTGATACGGTCAGTAACACGCCGCTCTACCAATGATTGCTGAACGTTCAATTTAAAATAAACGTCCTTGATGTTTGTCTCTCCAAGACTAATCTTGGTCGTTACATCAGGATCATCGGTGTTGTTGCCAGTTACGTCCAGACCTGTTGAGCTACGCACTTGGTTAGCAAACGGAATACGAATATCCTGCCCCGCTAATTCTGCATAGCCTGAATCTGGTTTATAAATGTCTGCGTTTTCTGCGCACACGTTCATGTTTTCGAATTCTTTGCACGACTCTTCCCATGCAATGTCTTCGATTTTGGTTAAAATAGCCATTTTAATTTACCTTTTATTTAGGCGACCCCCTCTAGTTTTCTCACATACGTCAAGTGTTCAGTCATGGACTTCTTGCCCAATCTTCGCTGCTCTCTTGACTCGGCGATCTTTTTATCAATCGCGCCTTGTGGTACAACTCCGCCAGCTCCGCCCTTTATGGGTTCGTCTGGCTCGGGTAGTTCTTCGCCTGATTTTTTGATTGGGTCTAATTGACCCGCGAATGCGTTTAGCTTCGTAACCCCGCCCCATGGATCGATCTCAAACTCTTTCAGCAATTCCAATACCTTGCTCTCTCCATCCTCGCTACCGAGAACGTAAACAACTTGTTCAGAATTTGGATAATTCTTAATTACCCTGCTGTAAAGTTCGTCACCTATCCAATCTTTTAAGCGTTCCTCACGTTCTATAAAGTCCTCAGCACCCAATGCATCGGCTCTGGCGTGATGGGCTGTCTCAGCCTCAACGTACGCTGCTTGCTGTTGCTCTTGGGCGATACTAACCTCGGCTTGTTTGGCATTCTGTGCCATAGCCTGATTAATAGCATCTTGAGTTTGCTTTTGTAAACGTTCGGTATACTTTTGGTTGTACTCCTCAGTAGCTTTTACCCATTCGTCATTGTCGATATAATCATCAGGGTTCGGCAATACTAATGCCTCATCCTCAACAACTTCGGGTAGCACCATTTTAGCTAGGTCGCGCTCATTGGTAAGTCCGGCTACTTGCCGTTCTAAATCCGCTGTGCGTTTCTCAGCCTCTTGGCGCTTCTTCTTCTCAGCAACCATTGTCCCAATCGGAACGCTAGTAGGCTTTTCAGGAGCGAGTTCCTCACCTTCGGCTTCGCCGTCAATGATTTCCTCTGGTACTTCACTATTCGCTGGTTGCGATTCCAGATGATCTGGAGTTTTCGCGTTGTCCATATTCTTAACCTCAATATGTAAAAGTAAACCGTGATTTCTGTCACGTACAGGCAACCCTTTAACCGTGGGTTATTCGTATGACACGATGGCTGTCGCGTACAGTTAGGCATTTAACCGCTGTCTAAACGTATTTAATTCTGCTGCGTTCCATTCCGCAACCCATCTACTATTTCCATACTTTCAATCTTAGTTTTCTCTGCTTGTGCGCCCTTAAGTACAGCACTAGCCGCCGCCTCACCCTGCTTGGCAATATTCAAATCAGCAGCGGACTCAGCCTTTTCAGCCTCAGCCCTTAAATATTCATCATTAGCATTCTGTTGTGGTGCGTTAGCGCGCTCTTGTTCAAGCTGTGCCATGTACTTTTTATCTTCTTCGGTGTCTGGCTGGACAATTCCTGAGGCTAATAGTTCTTTACGAACATAATCTTTCAAGTCTTGGATGCCGGGATTATCTTTCAACAAGATCATCATCTTCAATATGTTGTTCTTCATCGGGTCACCATCGGGTAACGCCGCCGCAATGTCCTTTAAGCTATCAAAGGTCTCCTCTTGTTGTGTCTGGTAGTTCTTGGATACCCCTACAACAACATCAAACTTCCCGTTCGACACGTCATTACCAGCCGATAACGTTCCGCCTGTAATCGTGGGCTGTACTAATATCTGAGATTTAGCATCGCCCTTGTCGTTAATCGTTCGTACATTTCTACCTGCGTTTAATGAACCGCCGTACACTTCGCCGCCCATACCCTCGTAAACAACCGCAATACGCATGATGAACTTGTCAACATTGTCAAATATCATCGCCGTGTTCATGTCTTCGCGCTTGAATATAGCGTTGATTGCCTTGCCGCTAGACTGTGGGTCTAGTGTGTCTTGTGGTGCGCCACCTACCCCTTGTCGGATAGACTCAGAGTTCATCTGTATCACCGTAGCCAATCCCTCGGATATCTTAGTGCCGGGGATGCTCATAATTGGCCCCGATCTAACAACATCGCCATTAGCATTCTTTACATCATCAGCTAACAAATAGGCTGCTTGGTGTCGGTTCTTACCCCATCCCGCGCTAATGGCTGGGTTAACCATCTGCTCTGGTGAAAACACAGGAGTATCCTCAGAGGCATGTGCCGCCGACTCCATAGCTAAACTATAAGCCATGTTCAAGCCGCGTTGTTGATCCATCTTCTCGCGAATAATTCCACGGTAGAACTCTTGACCATCAACATAACCACGAAACCCATAACAAGGAATGACAGGTATGTGCTTGCCAACTACACGAGTTCGGGGCACTAATATTTCACTGGCTGAGTGGACTATCTTATACACAGAATCAGTAGTTATCTTGCGGCTACGTCTGAACTCAAAGCCAAACAATTCTAATTCGTCTTTATCTACATCCTCACGCTTAATGCGTACTATCTCGCCGCTGACCGGATGCGTGAATGTCTCTAATACAATGTTCTGTGTGTCCTTCTCGTAACGAGTCCCTACATATATCAAATCCTGTCCAACGGAAAAGTTAAAAGATGATCTGTTGCGAGCCTCTAACGAATCTGGATTATCGCTAGGCCATATCTTCTCAAACTTCTTTGGGGAATACGGGGTTAGTATCGTACAGTGATCAGCATCAGACTTATCGGCTTTACGTGCAGACGCATCAAAGATAACCGTTGAATAAGCACACGGCTGTTCTGTAAATACAATGTTCTGGTAGTTGTTATCTGGATCGCCGGGGTTTTCATACTCAGTGTTTAATATGATAGCGCCCGTTCCGCATGCCATGGCCTCAAAGATAGCCGTATCTATCGCTGACTGTCCGCCATCCCTCTGCACGTCACGCCTAAACAAACCATCTAGCAAATCCGCATCGTCTGGGTTTGTCGCATCGTCACTCGGTGAGTAGTTAACTGATTGCCGGTTGTTAGTCCATACTGAATAAGTCCTGCGCAAATAGTCAGAGAGGTGATCCATCTGCAACTTAGCACGATCTTCATAGTCTTCTTCGAGCCAACCTTCCCAATGACCGCCGGGCACTTGAGTGAAGCGATACTCCTCATTAGACTGATCGCGCACATCTTGTGATGCGGCTAGATCATCGTCTAAGTCTTCGAGGTATTGTAGTAGGTTGTTCATGCAAATGCGCTGTGTCTTTGTGGTATGTCGTAAGATATATTTTGTTTTATTACTTTAGTAAGGCTCGGGAATAACGCCGTTAGTGCCCATACAAGCGCATCTACGCGGTCTGGGCTGTAGCCTTGTGACTTGCGGTTGAAGTCGCTGGTAAAGCTACACATTTGATCTTCTAGCTCTGTGAATTCTTCTAAGTGATATATCTTTCCGCGTTCGTACAATGCAACAATAGGCTCTGCTCTGATTACCTTGCCCCTCGTTGCACGCACCGCTGTATAGGGCACGTTAGGATTGATAGCCCGTATCGTAGCCTCAACCATGTCGCCACCTTGGTTAACCTCGGCAACGACTCTATCTGCGTTGTATATCTCGTATAACGCTAATGCTCTTCTAGCCCATTCTTCTGGTCGGTACTTGCCGCTATCATCAGCCAGTATGTAACCATTACCACCAGCATCTACAGCCGCGCACACTATGCCTGTCTCATCTGAGCCGGGTTCATTGCTTATAGCGGGGTCTATTGCTACCACCACTCTAGTGAAATCAGGTGGTGTTTGTGTTCTGTGTATGGTCTCACGTCTCCATAGCGCATGTTCTGCATCAGAGGCGTACTCACCATCAAAGAATCGTTTCTTAGCGGCCGGGGCGTAGCTCTCTAAGTCCTCAAGGTACTCGGCGCTTAAGTTCTTAGCATTATCTTTGGGGTTAACCTGTACTTGTCCGTATTTAGACCGATCTACGCGAGCCTCACCATCAGGGTCAATGCCATCACTCCACAATCTATACGTCCAGTGCTGTCTAATCGTTGGATTGAGATCAACATAGAACCGTTGTGATAGTTCATCGCCGGTGATTGTCTTGACTGTCTGAGCTAACCTTGACCGTAACAAAGTGAATGCTGAATACTTACACTCACTAGCCTCGTTCATGTAGATGGTTGCATACTCGTTACCAAGTATCTTCTCCATCGCCTTATCATCATTGAGTCCGCCGATCCAAACCTCAGACCCATTGGGCAGCTCAAAGTACCCGTATAACTCATGCCATTGAGCGTGTAAGCCACTAAACCTAAGATCACACACCTCAGGCCATGTGCCTTTGACTATAGCCCTCTTAGCGCTTGTGGCCTCTTGTCTGACAATTAAGTGCCTAGACTTCTTGGCTAGTAGGGCGCGCTCCATGATAGTTCCAACTAATTCAACTGTCTTACCTGATCGGCTACCACCATACGTCAAGCAATACCGCTTACCAGCAGTTAGTAACTCATCCCGCATCCTTTGCTGGCCGGGATTACGTACATAGGTCACAACTTAACGCTATCACTCTCTAAAGTTACGTTCATTACGTGGTTTGTGTCTTGCTTATCGTGCATTCCATGGTTAGCTAGAACTAACTTGGCTATGGTCGCATTGAAGTCACCAGTTAAGCCAGAATTTAGCGTTACATTCTTCTGTTTCTCTTGAATCCCCTCTAACGTATGCAGAAACGACTCGTGCACATCACGCCAATCATACAAAACTCTTGTTGATACACCCAAGTTAATAGCCAATCCCTCTGTGCTGGGTATAACGTTGCGATGGTCTCCGTAGAAGATTTCCTCGCACTCTTTGTTGTCATTATTAATCCATGTACGAATGTTGCCCTCTAAGTATTCATCAGCCTTAGCTTGCATGGCTTTGTTGTATTTAGTTGGTCTGGCCATCACTTAACCCTTTGCGAAATGCTGCCATGTTTCGTTGTGTATTAGCCCATATCTCATCTGCTAGTTTTTTTTGGTTTATTTCGTGTGTTTTACCGCCCTCATTCAAAACAAAGAAGACCACAGCAAGTCCTACTATAGTTAGTATTGGAGTCATTAGGTTAGCTCTGCTTTGTTTCTAGCTTCTCTCTGTATTGCTGCGATCTTAGCCGCCGCTTCAGATTGTATTTTATCAGCTAAATCTTGTTGTTCAACAGCCCACCTATGTATCAAGGGGCGCAATACAATTATTGCAAATACAATAAATAGGATGTCAATTATGTACATCAGATTAGTTTGCCAGCAATGCTCGTTTACGGCTTATGTTGCCACGTAGTTTATTGACCATGTGTACGCCTAAAGATAACCGCTCGTGCGCTACATCTCTAAGCACGTTAAGCAATTCATCGGGCGTGTTAGCGTCAACAATATCTTTAATGTAAAAACTGTAATCTTGGTTAACTCGTTTCATTTAATAACCATCATTGCTATAAGTGCAACTACAGGTGCGGCCATAACGATTGCGCCTATAACCTCAACCCATGCCGGAATGTGCGATGAACCCATCTGTCCCCACTCTTTCCTAATCCCTGCATATAGCGGAGGATCAATTATTGTCGGGCTTGCCAACGAGTGAAAGTTGTAAGTCTTGTCTTTGCGTATTGGATTATTCTGGCGCTGCTTATACGTTAGGGGGGTGGTGTAGGGTACGTGTTTGGATGATTCTTTGGTTTTTAGCTGAGCGGCTTGAATGTTTGCTTCGTTCTGCAATGCAGCAACCGCCCTGTTAGCGCCTAAAGCTATTTCCTTATTTAATTCTTCTCGTGTTTTAGATTTCACGGGTATATTATCCCTGATTTATCATTAACATTGCCAATTGCATACACAGTGCCGGACTTGTCATTTATATTGCCTATAGCAAATACGTTGTTGGCCTCGAAAGACTCAACACACTCTTGCCATGCAATTTGTTCAACCTTAGTGAGTGAGCTATCATCTAAGTATCCTTCCCACGCAGCTACTCCTTCATCACGAAACTTCTCCTCTTCTGTTGGCGGGATATCATTATATTCAACGGGTTCTCTGCCGTGATAGTTATCCTCTAACCACTGATTATAATTTATTACTCCTATGTCTTGGAATTCTTCACTCTCATCAGCCTTTGCCGCCAAAACTACAGGAACAATCGCCGCAGCCGTTAGAGCCCCCCTGATAAAATTTCTTCGATTCATAATAGTATGGCCGGCCTGAGTTCTGTCGGAACCTGTTTGGTGTGGGATTTCACAGTAAATACTTCCAGCGTTCCGTCGTTTTTGTGCTCTCCCTGTATCGTGAATTTGTCGCCAAGCTTAAGCGCATCATTATTATAATGAACAGTTTTATACTCTATTGCATTAGCGCGGTGCTGTTCGTTAGCCCATTCTCTCAAGTCTTTTATTTGTTCATCGCGGAACTTATCTAAGTCCGTCAACCCGCTATCTCCGTATGATTCTGTAGAATCTTCGCCCAATACAAGCAATTCAGATTCCGCCGCTACGACTAAAGTAGTAAGCGCGGTTGCTGCTAGCGTGCCTTTGATAAAGTTACGTCTGTTCATTGTTTCACCGCTTCAAATTCTCTTATTGCACGTTGATAAGCTTCAATTTCCATATCTGTTAAAGGGTTACTAAATTCTGTACGTCTCATTACTACATAAACAGCAAATGCGGCAAAGACCGCTAAAGGGGTGAGTATAATTAATAATCCAATCATCTAATCCCACCCATCAATTATCCACCATTCATACTTGATTACAACGCTGTCTTTAATGTTCTGTGTCTCTGTGCTAATGTTCATTGCTTAGCTTCCTTGTTTTTCTGCACTTCTTCATCATAAGAAGTGGATACAATTCTGTTAATTACTTCACTCATTGCGCTATGCCGCTGCACTCACCAGACGGATGAATTAGATTGTTATGCCATCCTTCCCTTGGTTCATCAAGATTATTTTCTTTGCAAAACTCTTTAATACGATCACATATTGGTGCGCAGTCTTCAGACGCGCCCATCTTTGTAATGCTGTCTCTAGTAGTCAGCCAACCTATAAATCCGAAAATTGCTTCTGATGCTGTTAGTTTTTCATTCATTGTTTAACCTCAAAGGTTATTGCAGTTCCCAGAACGGTGTATATTTTAGACAAAAACTGATCAAGGCCAAGTCATGTCTGTATTATAGCACAGTTTAACGTAAATATGGATGCGAGTATCAGAGTTGCACCGATGGTTTCAGGTTATGAGCCTAATGTGTTGCTACTACACTAACTCGCAATATTGGCAAGCCGCCAGAGGATTGAACTCTGCTAATCGGTTTTGGAGGCCAGATGCGATCCCAGATCGCGACTTGTGGTTAACGTAAAAACCCCGCTACAAAATAAAGCATATTAAACAAAACTCTAACATGAGGGTTTGGGATTTACTTTATCTAAATAACGGGGCTTATGTGTGTGGTATGGAATCATTGATATTCAGCTGTCCCAGCCACGGCTCTCGCCCTACCAAGTGACAACTCGCCACACTAGATATTTACTATACCAAAACTATGCGTTAAGGCAAGTGGTTTTTGAATTAGTTTCTTGTCGCTGCATGCGCATAGCTATTATCAACAGCGGTGAATGCTCTGCAACCATCACTAGTAATCTGAGCAAAGAACAATAAGCATCGCTAGCCTTTCTCCTGCCCTGCTCGTTGTTCTGAATCGTAGCCTTCCTGCACCCTGTGAACTCCGCCCACTGAGCCTGAGACATGTCGAATGACTGGCGTATTCTCTTTAGTTGTTGTGGATTCATTTTATGTGTAAAGAACCCTAAACGCCTCGACCATCATGCCGCCCATCACACATCTTGCTAAAGTTTTCTCTGCTTTTTCTCTCTGTAGTCGTAACACACCCCGGTCTCTCAGCTTTCTGTCGATTCCTCTTTTAAATTTATTTGCTTCTTGGATTGTCATGATATTCCGCCTGTTGTTTAACTAAGTTGTAGTGCTTCTATGGGTTAAGTATACGCTTACGGCGTACAGCGTCAAGCGTTATTCGGAATTAATTTTAAGCTAATTGCACAGCCAATCTGCGCGCTGCGAGTGACTGCCATTGATCCAATATATAGTTTATTTGCTTTTCATGCTTAACCCACTTTCTACGGTAGCTGCTATCACTGATATTAGATAAGCATGCCTTTGCCACTACTGTGTGTTTCTGATTGCCAGTGCCGTTGCATGATATGCAGAGTCGTCTAAACCCGTCTTCACCTTTGCCATTGCAGTCGAAACACTTTGCCGGAGCTATGTTTTGCCTCACTATCATATTTACAAATCTGCCTAGCCTATCTTCATTGAATCTATCGCCTGAGTTTTTCGGGTCAATTTCTAAACAGAACTGTATTATTCTCTGAATGCTACCCTCCTGCAATGCGCGCTCCTGATCTTCGCCACACATAGAGAATTTCACTCTGATGAAGTGCGATGCGTATTTGTGTAGTTTAGAGTATGCTAAACCACCGGCAATATCCTCTGGCTTAATGCCACCAAAACCACCCGATATTGTATCGGTCTTCTGAGACTTGGCGTTTAGCATTGATAGTCTGGCTAGTTGGTTACTCATTTAGTTTTTCGCCTCCCATCTGAATCAACCGCGAAATAACTGCACAACTCAGCCGCCCTTCGCTCCCTGTTTTTTATGTCTTTGCGAAGATCGTAGACCATATAACCAATCACTCCAGCAGCTAAGGCATTAAACGACCCCAACGCAGTGTTGCCAACATACATATTTAATACAGCCAAAACTATATTCAATATTAAAAACGTTACCATAAATTTCATTTGTAAATCCTCCGGTGTTTTTTAAGCCGCTGCATTAACCCTAAACGGCTCATTTTAAGCTTACATGCTTCTCTTGTGTAGTAGCTGGATATCTGATGTTTTTCAAACTTACTTGCACCATCAATTATCTTACGCGCTACAGTTTCGTCAATTTCGGGCGGTCTGGCTATGTCTAGTAGGGTGTGAGTCATTGTTGGTTCTCTAAAAACAACTGAATCATAAACACAATTCCAGCACCCAATATTGCGCTTGATATCGAATGTTCTGGGTGCGTAGTTATGTTTGCAATTAACCCAGATAAAGCCACTATAAAAGTAATTACTGCCATTGTTTTCATATACTTCATTTTATCACCTCATAGGTTGGTGGGCTGTTGGGGTTTCTTAGTTCTTCTAGGATTATTCTAGCTTGCTCTTCGTCTGTTTGACAATGTCTATAATTTGCATTAGGCCACCAGTGCGCAATAGTATAATCGTAGAATTCGTGATCTCTTACATGCTCATTGTATCGTCTAACCCCGTACTTGCCGTTGCTGAACTTGATCAGGTTGTATTTCACAGCTTTACCCGCTGCGTTTCTCTTTGCAGAAATTTCTCAGGGTTACGATGGTGTTGCTTATGCGCCCCCGGCGGGTCAATAAACCTTATTCTATACACCGGCGGAGTCATGACCGTTCCATCGTCCATTTCTAATATTGCTTTAGGGCAAGGGCTTTCCAAGCCTATATATTGAATAAATACACCCCTTAAGGTTTCTTTGCCATTCTTGAATTCACAATGTCGTCTTTTATTGTTCATCGCTCTTTCTCTATGTCAGATAGTTCTTTGATTGGTAGCATTGTTTCTGTGTGGTCTTTTATTGCCTGTTCAACCACGCTGAAACAATTATTATATATCTCCATCCATACAATTTCTGTCATTTCGTGCTTGTTTAGGGTGCGCTCTATGGCTTCCATGTAACTGCTTACTTTATCTTTCATAGTGACTCCAGTAGGGCTTGCTTTGTGGGGAATGGGTAGCTTATTTTAGTCTCTGTAGTAGCTCCCTTGCATTTGTGCGCGACAAAGAATGAGAGAATAACAACATCATGATTAAGAGTTACAGACCTCCTAACAACTTTAGCTTTATGCGCTTCCTCATCGTACATATACCAAACCTCATCGCCTATGTTGAACTCTGTTTCAATCTTCATAATGACTCCAAAAGTTGCTGCTTTGTGGGGTGCGCGTTGCTGGTGTATATGATGTCTCTATTATCCCATGATTTTGGCGGAGTTACCCAATATGTAATACATGTTTTCTCCTTGCTAGTAGTCGCAACCATTTGCTCTAATTCAGTGCAATACGCAGTATTTCCGACCAAGTGCCAAACCTTGTCGCCTATCTTACAGCCGTTAGTTTCAATCTTCATTTTTTAGCATCTCCTGAATTGTCATAAGTGCAGGTGTCGTTTCATTCGTTAATTCCTTAGCGTTGTATGTGAGGTTCTATGGTTATGGCAATATCCGCTTTCATGCAAAGTTTTAGCGCGGCACCCTCTGCGCCACAAAACCGACATACCATGACCAGCCCACTTTTTTTCGATGGTGCCTTTACACTTATCTGCCTTCTTCATTGCCTAAACCTCCTCATTCGTTTTCGGATTACTCTGCGGTATCGTTTTAAATACTCAATCGTGTACGTGATTGGCTCGTGGTGGGCTTGTAACCAATCTAGTCTTGCTTGACCAAACCTAGCTACTATCCCGCGCTTCTGACCTTCTATGTTGCCAGCCCTGAATCCGTTGCAGTTTCGACACTGTCCGTGCAAATTATTTAAGTTCAGTTGCAATTCAGGATGTGCGCCCACAGTCTTAAAATGACCGCCGTCCCATCTTGTTAAGTGAGCATCGTTTTGATCGTAGAAACCCACACCGCATGATATACAATGTTTGTCCATATCCCTAAGTGCGGCATATTCCTGAGCTACTTTGCGGGTCTCTCTCACCCAATGAGGCGCGCCTTTAACCTTTTCTTTTCGCGCTCGATTGCGTTTCTTTTCAAGCCGTTCAGACGTTGCTTTAGTTTTAGCTTTACCTTTGTCGGTATCAAGCCATGCCTTAGCGCACTCCCATCCGCACGTTTTGCCGCGAATATCATAGTTTGGCTTCTTACACATAATACAAAGTTTAGTCATTAACACTTATCCATTCATTACTCATTGCATAAACCCATGCAATCCTCTTGATTCATGCCGTAATTTTCTTAGCGCCTTCTGTTCAATTTGTCTAATTCTTTCTCTGGTCACTCCTTCTGAGCTTGCTATGCTGTCAAAAGTTTCTCCGTCCACTGACCGCCTAGTTACAATATCCCTTTCCCTGTCAGTAAGCATTCCAAGGGCGTTGCTCATGGCTGTTTTTACTAAGGATTTTTCTTCAATCTTTTCTAGCATTATATCAGGCTGGTTGTTTGATTCTATATATCCCGCTATCTCGCTAGATGATAGTTGAACCGTAGTTTTGTTGTCTATAATTGGTCTCTGTATTTGCTGATCATTGAATAACTCTGATGGCATGGCGTTTATAAATACACATAAATTAGCAACACCCTGATTAAGCTCCCCGTTTCTAAGGTAGGGTGATTTTTTCATATTAATCAAGTTGACTAAAAGGCTGTAACTTATACCTGCCTGAGCAGCAAAAATCCCTCCTGTTCTATGCCCTGCGCCCTCAATTGCACTTAATAGAAGATTGTTTCTAATCTTGGAATCTATTCTATACTCGTTCATTGTTTAGCCTCAAAGTCTTTTCGGTTGGGAAAGTTCATGCCGATACCAAATATATTGCTAGTATGCCGGTTTAATATCTCGTAGACCTTTACCACTTCGTCACGGTCTAATTGTGTTGTAGATTCTTTGTCAAACATTGCAACTTGAATTGGTCGCCAAAGGTTGTTCTTTGCGCTGATTAAATCCCAGTCTCGATCTACCGCTTGAGCCAGTACCTGTTGTATAGTCCAGCCTCCATCATTTAGAGCCTCAGATAATAATCTCATGTAAACGTGTATAGCTTTCTGCTGCTGTAACGTGTACGCGTGTGGCAGCTTGTTTAACGTCATACTGTACATTCCGTTAAGTTCAATTTTTGCGAGGTATTCAAGCGCTTCTGTTAGCCTGTCGGGGCTGTTTAAATGGACTGTGATCTTATTCATCACCACCCCTTGTCTTGATTGCTTTCATTGAACATGCTTCCAAAGCCTGCCTAATTTAATACCGAGAATACATGATCTGGAAACTCCGAATAAATCAGCTATTTTGTATTGAGATAAAATGCCATCTTTTAAAAGCTCTTTGATTTCTAACACTTGGCATTCTTTTAGTTTAGATTGCCCGTTTTTTTCGCCAGTGTTGTTAGCCAGCCCAGTTTTAAATGCATGGTGCATGTTTTCTTTATGAGTACACCATTCGAGATTAGATATATCGTTATTCAGTTTTACACCGTCAATATGATTAATTTCTGGCTTACGCTGCGGGTTATCAATATATGTTTGTGCTATCAATCTGTGAACTCTGTGCGGGTTTGTTTTTCCAGAATAACTGAACGAGACCATATAATAACCAGTGCTGCTAACGTACTGGCTTTTTATATGCTTGTTGTTCTTGTTTCTGATAACCCCGCTTTTACTTATCTCGTAGCGGGGGTGTTTGGGTATTTCTGCGTAGTGGATACTCATACATCAATCATAGTGTGTATCTAAAACATTATCAACTGTTTTTTATGGTTATCTAACCTTTCTTTTCCTGCGTTAAAATAATCCTTATCTATCTCGCAACAAACAGCATCAAATCCACCGTTATGACAAGCCAGCATACTGCTCATGGAGCCGCCGTGTGTGTCAAGTATACGGTCTCCATGCTCTGCGTAACTGACTAGTAACCATTCGTATAGCCTTACGGGTTTCTGGGTTTCGTGTATACGGTCTAACTGATTAGGGCTGTGCTTAAATATCCTTGTCCCTCCTGACGACACCCAAGCATACTCGCACTCAGCAAAGCTCCTGCCATACATGGTATCCCCCTTGTCCCATATAGCAAAATATTTGCTGCATGGAAGATTAAAATAATTGCCTCCCCATATTATCTGCCTTTTGCTAACTCTAACAGCCTCGGAAAAGTAACTGTCGTCAGGAACGCGCATATCCCAATCCTTGCTTTTATTTGGCTTTATCGTCTGCCTCGATCCCATGTTCATGGCTGTGACGTTAATCCCATAAGGAGGGTCAGCGATTAATAAATCAAACTCATTCTCTGAACACGATTTTAGATAGTCCATGCAATCCATGTGCAATAGCTCAATCTTACCGTTAGGACTTTTGTAACTTTTCACGCTTCATAGCCTCCACATAGTCGCTGTAGCTCTCGCCGTAGTTCTTAAACCACCATTGTCGCCACGTTGATTTATCTTTGCGTAGAGCGTCAATGTATTCATATTTGTGTATGTCGCGAGCGAGGCATAGCTTTTTGTGTTCATGATGATTCACGCAATTCCTTAGCCTTGTCCGCTGATATTTCTTTCTCTGTACCGTCCTCAAACCTGATGGTCTCAGTTGTCTTGGCGTGGCGTACTTGATCCCATGATGTAATGGTTCCGCGTTCCTCAAACATACACAAATACCTCTTTGAGAATATATGGCTTAAATTAGCATCCTTAGAATCAGCTATATAAACCATGTCGTGATGACACCAAGCGCAATCTCCGTTATCTTTGCCTTCAATCTTATCGCCTAGCTTGAACTCTGGTTGTTCTGGTTCTGCTAGTTCTAAGTTGTCGAGACAGATAGATATTCCATGATTGTGTAATTTATGTCTGAAATACGGACATGATGATCTATCATCACGACCCAGCGTGACCCGATCAGACACATTATAATAAGTTGATCTATGCATGTGAGTCACAACAAAAACAGTATCTTTATCCGCATTGTGGAATTTCTTTTGGAATGGTGTCATTGTTCTATCCGGTTAATGGTTTCGCTTGTACTCGCAGATTACTTGAGCAACGTATTTTGAGGTAAGGCCTTCTTCTTGGCTAGCAACCTCATCATAATATTCCCCTTTGGAGCCAAGCCATTTAGTCATATTCTTCACTAGCTTGCTTACCGTTGTTCCGTTGAGCTTCTTCTTGCTAGCAACTCGGCGGCTGGTTTCTTTATCGTGCTGACCCATTTCGGGGATGGCTGTTAGTGCGTGGTAGTTCATGATTCTCCCTCAGTCTGTTGTAATAGTTGAATCTTGCCGCTACATATATAAATTGCAGTAAGCCAATTCTGAAATGCACTTGCGTTTGCGTTGTGTTGTAGCTCTGCTTCACCAAGTCCAGCTTTATTAGCAAGTTCAGATAACTTAAATTCATTTCTCATAAACGTTTTTAAAATCTGTTCTGGATCGGTAATTATTTCCATCATTCCTCAGTAGTCTGTTGTATTAGTTTAATCCGGTCTCCGCACTTGCAGTACATGCCGTTTACGCCTTCTTGTTCTGTAGCAGTTAACCCACTGGAGTCACCACATCCAGTATCATACATTTCCAAATATCCGCAACTGAAACCGCTCGCAGTCCAAGCACACTCACCCACAAGGCGGTATTCAAGGTCACTACCCTTCATCCTCTCAGCTTGCTGTCTTTCAAGCTCCTTAATCAACTCATCCCTATCTGCTATCATTTCATCTTCTGTTTTGCTATATCTAAAAGAATCATCTTCCTGCCATTTTTTAAGTTTCTCTTCATCATTAAGAATATTTGAAGGTATCATTGGTTTCATAATTCATCACCAGATTCATATTTCCAAGTGAACTCTTCATCACAAAGCTCGCACAACATCCAACCGATTGTTTGGACTACAGTGTGCTCACGATCACAATTTGGGCATTCTGCGATGTAGAAACCTAACTTGCTAAGCTCTACTCTCTTGCTTTTCGAAATGTCGTCTATGCTCATGCTTGATCACCCGCAGTAATCCAGCCAGCTCCATTTCGAGTTTGGTCTGCTCTCGTCGTTTCGAGTTGTACTGAGCTATCAGCCATTCCCGATTCGGTTGGTGTAATTTGTCTAGTGCGATCATTTACAATGGTTGAAATTATAAAACCGTTCTTATTCAATCTAACAAGCATTTCTGATGCGGCGTTTTGCCAAACTCCAAAATAGTCTGCTATCTCTTGAACAATTGGATGATAGCCGTAATCTTTTTTAAAGTTAAAGATAAAATCTATGTAGCTTTGTTGTATTGCTGTCGGTTTCTTATTTCTCATAACGTAACTGTACCATTTAACATTGTTGGTGTAAACATGTTTTAACCTAGTTCCTTGCTTTTCTCATTTCTTCTAATTGTGCAAATGCCGTTTTGTCATCTGTGCGTTTAGTTTCTGGTTCTTTTTCTTGATCTACAAAAACTGGCCGGTATGGATCAACTGCTTTAGCTGTAGCTTGCTTTACTACATCAACCTGACCCACGTATTGATTAAACTTTGTAGCGTTGAATAAAGTGGCCGGTCTTAAATATATTGCGCTATCGGTATTCTTCCATTCGTTATGCTTGCTATCAATAACATCCTCAATATCTTTTAAGGTATGGCCCTCGCGTAACCGGCCTATAACAAAGTTTAAATTGGTGGCCGTGTGCTTGTATTTCGACCCGACCACCTTATTCAAATACATGATTGCTTTCATTGCGTCGTTCTTGTAAAACGAGTCCTTGATTATTGGCTGGCCGCAGCATTTGCAATTAGTCATTGTTTGGGTATCCATTATGCTCAACACCGTCAAGAAATCTGCCTTTAGCTTTAATTCGTTTTTGGTTTCTTCCTTCCCATTGTTTGAACAGAAAAGGAATATTTGCCTCAGCACATTGATCCCTTAGCGACCTGAACCAATCTGGATTTACAGGCCGATAGTTGATGTTGTTTTCGCCACCAGTAATGACCCATTGCAATCCGTGAATATATTTACTTAGATCAACCGCTCCAAGCAAAGGCTCCATTGACAAGAAATGAAATTTAGCTGGCACCGAGACAAGATGACTTAACCTGTCAGCTTCCTTTTGGCTTTCGACGGTCGCACCAAGCCAAACATTTGGATAACCCATGCCCCAATCATCAGGCAAATACTTTTTGATATTTTGTGGCCGTTTTGTCAAAAGCAGGAAATCAAGATCAGGACATCGATTAATTAACGCCCATAAATCAGCTCTCCATTCTGGCAGAATTGATTTGTGATTATCGAATATATCTGCAAGGCTGGCACAAAACACACGATGCCGCACACCTTCGTTTTTGGCTTTCTTCTGCCACCTTATTGGTTGACCCCATGTTTTAGTTCGTGTTCTGTCTGAGTCCTTACCCCACCGATTGCCCTTAAATCGTTTATCCCATGCTTCAGCATAGCAATTATCACACGCTGCGCTTACTTTGGTGCAACCGATCCAAGGGTTGAAGGTGTGGTCAGTCCATTCGATTTTGCTATTTTCAGCCATTTCAAAACCTCGTTATTTTAGTTAATAGTTATCATTAGACCGTCTGTTGATATATAGATACATGCCTAATTATTGTTAAGACTTTTAATACCTAACTAAGAATGTTATCGAACGCACTTATATCTGGAAAGCTCCAAAAACCAATATGGCAAGTTTTATTTCATTCAGAGAACACGCGCATTTATTTTAATTGGTTGCGGTTGTTTTGCACCTGCCCAAATATCAACTTAAATTCGTTTATCTTGCTCTTCATTGAAGTCATTGATAGCAAGCCACTGGTCTCAAGTGGATTCTTATTTAGTACGGATTTCGATTGACATTTAGCCGGTTTAAGATAAAATCCTTTTATCGGTCGGCAGATTTTGCGAGTTGATTTAAGGGTGATTCTTAATTCCGCTTAGTGCTTATTACACGAAAGCCGATAACTAATACTAAGCCATTGTTGAGAAATTAGCAATGGCTTTTTTATATTCGACGGTCATATAGTTTGTGGTTATGGTCGTTTTGATTCGTCATAACACAAGGTTATTGCATGACGACTAAGGTTAATCTTTTCCAAAACGTCTGATATTTTTACAACCACGTAACGATTACCGGCCACTTGCTCTTCATAATCAAATAGTATGTTCAGGTTATCTCCATCGACTTCAATACAGTCTGCTTTTGCTTCGTACCACTGGCTCATAATTTCACCTCGTTTCTAAGAGCATTAGCCGCATACTCAAGATCATCTGCAACCGCTAGCATATCCCTTGCTGAGTCCTGAACGTCGCACACAGTGAAGCTCATGCCGCGCTGGTCGTGGATAAACTCAACGCTGTACACCACCGGATTTAGCTCTAGTCGTTTATCGGTTAGGTTAACGACGCGTTTGTTGATCATAGGACTACACAACCTTTGGATGTTTTGATTCATAAATAGTGCTGTACATTTCACACATTACTATCTGCTGTTTTTTATTAAACCCTAACTTTTTATATTCTTCACCATTGAATTGATCAAGCAATTTTAAAATCAAATCGCGCTCATCTTTGGTTATCTTAAGAATATAGGCGCTTTCTGTTGTAATGGTTGCCATACGGCCTCCGGTTATAGTTCTATAATTGTTGGCGTGATTTTAACTCAACAATAGCGTCTTCAAGGTATCGCTTTGAGAAATTACCCCATCCGTTCTGGTGCATGTATTTTGTTATATACTCAAGAGACGCAATAATTTCATTACGCTCGGTATAAATCTGATCTTTCAATTCATCAAGCGCCATCTCACCCCTTATGGATGCCTCTATAGCTTCGTAGTCACTCATCGTTTAACCTCTATTGATTTCGTTACTCTAATTAATATATCAATCGCCTCTTCACATAATCCACTCAATATCAAAGAGTGTACTCGCATCAAGTCTCTAATCACCTCCTGACGTTCAGCGTCTAGCTGTTCAGGGGCGCGAGTGTTCCATGCATCAACAGGGCAGGTTGCACCACAATCATCACAACAAACAATCGTTAACCCCTCGCACCGCCATTCGCCTCTTGCTTTACCACCACAAAACGGGCATCGTTTCAAATCTCTCATACAGCCACCACCAGCTTGACAAGGTAGAAGAATAGAACCCAAAATGCATAGTAACCAGCCAAACACGCCACGCCGAAAGTAATGACCATTACTAAAAATCTAAACCAACCTTTCATGCGGACTCCTCCAAATTTTTAAGTGGTTTAACGCCTACGCCAATGTGACTGCGTTCCTCAACCCAAATCACATCAATCCCATTGTACTTAGAATTCATATGTTTAACCTCTCGTTCTAATATAAGCTTTCTCTTTTCAAGTAGACCAAAGTAAACGACTGATATAGTTAAATCAAGCGATGACAAACTGTCTACTATTCTAAAAAACTCTCTCTCTATATCGATCATACAGACCCCATAAATATTGATATTACAGTGCAGATCACAAGACCAGCAGCAAGTGCAATGATTAGAATTATTGTGTAGCCTATCGTTAGGCCGATTCTGTAGCATGTCTTTTGTAGGGTGTTCATTGGTTTATCTCTAAATAATAATCATCAATTAATTTTTTAGCAGAATCTTCACTTTCAGAAAAATCATATCTATCGTCATCGCCATCCGTAGCACCGTCGTAGTCATCATGCCAAAGGTCGTAATCATACAGCCTGCACGGAATAGGTTTTAAATTACGCTCAATGTTCCACCCTCTGTATTTAATTATCACAACACAGCCTCTAACGCGCTGTAAGCCATCCAAACCGGCAGGGATAGCAGTGCAATGGCGGTTATTAATAATCGTTTGTAGCTCATTTGTCGGACTCCTGTGCTGTTTGTTCTATTAATTTAACGGTCAATTCAAACTTTTCATTTCTCGCAATTACTGTTGGGTTTCTGTCTATCTCGTTCAGTTTTTCTGATACTGAAAACATATAGTTTGACGCAGCAAGAAAGGTATTAATTCCCTCTAATTTTTTAATCTTTCGTTGTAAATGGAGTCGATACCAGCCTATAGTAGAATCAAATACCAGCAAGCCTGCGAACAGGAAGAAAAACCATAAAGGAATGCTTAATATTATTTGATTACTCATTACGATTCCTCAAGTTGCTTGTTTCGTTTGTCTCTTAGTGCGCGTATGTCGCCAAGTTTGTATAGATTTTTAGTTCCCTTAGACATTTGTGATCTTATATTTTTACAGCACGACACCACCCCCTCCTTTATAAGTATTCCGTTAGTTGAATTTATGTGTTTAGCGCCAATCATTTGAGCTACATCCCTAGTATCTAAAAGGAAACTGTCTGGGAAATTATCGTAGCACTCCGGAATGTTAACTTGATGCAAGTTGTACTGAGCTTTCATTATGTAACCTCGATAAATGACCCGAGACGAAGCTAAGTAGGAGTCAATGAGGTTGGCGCTCCGCCCCGGTTCATGTTCTGTTATTGTTTTTCAAACATCGCTATACTAATATTTGAATCAGCTTTAACTAGATTCTGGATTGTAGTCCAGCCAGCGTTACGGAAGCCTGACGATATATGACCCAAGTATGCTACTGATGTCTTTGCTTTGCTTGCTAAATCAGCCTTTTGCTCTGCTGTTAGTTCGGAATAATACACATTAAATTTATTTTCATTCATGCCTCATTGTATCAAGTGATAATCGTATTGTCAAGCACCGGTTAATGTTTTATTTATCAAAAGATGTTGACAGCACCATTATCATTTGCTAATATGTGTACATCAAATAACGAACTGGAATGAAGAAATGAAAGGTTTAGACACACCAACAAAAAGACGGCTCAATCTATGGATAAATGGGGAGCCTCAGCAATTACCGAGAGGCAGCTCTATATTAATATCTTTCGACGCCGATATAGATCATGGAAAAGTTCCGTTTTTCGAAATAAGCACAAGTTCTATAGAAACAATGAACATACCATTGAAAGTAACAATGGTTTCTGACGACATAAAGGTCAGATTTTAGAGAAAGCTAACCATATCAATAGGTGGAATAAATGAGATATAAAATATTTAGAAAAATAATTTTAGATGCTGCTGGCGATAAAACGGAAGTGGAAGCGACTCAGTCAAGCGGTACGATTCACATCGTTGCTGGCGACCACATTATAAAGTATCACTTAGAAGATGCCGCCGATCTAGTCATAGCAATAACCCGCGCAATGGCTGTGGCTGGGGGTGATAAGTGAGTAAGTTTTTAGGTGGAACGGTTGAGTATAGCGGATGCAAGAGGTTTGCTAGGGCTGGCGAAAATCGTTCTGATTATCACATTGTGGTTGAGGGAAGAGGTTGTCTGGTTGAGTTTGGTGTTGACTACGAAGAGATGAATGTCGGTGTGGGAAACTACTCTGTGGCGATAATTATGCTGAAAGATGGTTCTTTGATAAAGGTGCCGGTAGAATGTATCAGATTTATAGGAATATCTAATGACTAGACCAGAACCAGACGAGCATGAGATAGACGTGCCACCTTGCACTCCAGATATGCTGATGGATGCTATCAAGCATAATATTAACGTGTCGCAGGATAATATTGCAGACGCTGTGTACATGCTTTATGAGGCTGACAGTCTTGATAATAAGTGGCGCATAGAGGCTTCAAATGAATTGATAAGAATATTGCATCAGTCTGTAATCGACGCAGAACAGACCGCAAGCGATCACGCATGGGCTTTACACCACGAGAGGAATGATAAATGAAATACTACGACATTACACAAATGACTGCACAAGAGGTGTTTGATGCTTCGGTATCACATGTTATTGAGCAGGGCGAGCCGAGCATATCTGATGGAGGTTCTTGCCTGTATAGATCAAACAAAGGAAATCTTGCTTGTGCCGCTGGAGTGTTCTTAACAGATGAACAGGCGATTGATATGGAGGGCGAGTACTGGACTGCATTTAAAAATCCTAGTCGCGGATGGCACGAGGAATTAATAGATGACCTCCAGTCGGATCACGATAACAACATAAAATCCATTGCGTTCGTAGAAAAGTTCAAGATTGAAGCTAAGAGAACGGCAGAAAGATTCAATCTGGAGTGGAACCATGAGCGAGCATAAAACAAAACGAACGCACTCTATTTTGATGTTCATTTTTGCATTGATATTGGGCTTTGTATTGGCAAGCTTTGCGCTAACCTTAATAAACTCAACTTCGTGCAAGCTGGTAGCTAAGGAAAGGTTCTGCTATCACTCTCCAAGTGACACTCTTTACACGGTTGATAAGGCGGTGAAGTTATGAGCGACATTAGAATAGTTAGCAAAATGAATCAAGAAGATCAGCAGTTAATAAGGCGAGGATATTGCTCGGTGTGTTTTGGTCGCTTAGCTGATGGTAGTTTGTACGGCAAAGACAACATAGATATATGCATGACATGCAACCAACACTTTACATGGAAACTAACAATGCAAATGATATTAGAGGCCAAGGCCGTAGCGGAGGGTGAGTGATGAGTAAGACCAGAGAAATTCTAGAAGCTGAGATGATCGATATTGAAGACGATTTAACGGGTGCAGAAAATACCGTTATATATCTTAAGGAAGCGATCATTAGATTGAGTGAGCATAATGCATCATTGCTAAGCGTTCAGACCGATCTTAAGCAAGAAATAGCCGATCTAAAACAACACATAGACGACGGTCTGGAGAATTCAGAGTGAACCTTAACGAATGCAGACTTGAGTTTGAGCATAACAACCGGCGCTTGAATGATAGACGCAATGCTAATCTGGACTACTTGCGCGACCAGACGATACTTGAGATTAATTTACAATCACGAAGCGTTGATCAAATAGCAATTGATCGCGGAGATACTTACTACAACGATTTACAACTAATGCCGAGAACATGGGGTCAAGCTATAGCGCATGGTGCGCAGGATGCTGGAGTTGTGTATCGGACTTTGAACTGAGGTTATTATGAATTTACTAGAAGAAACAAGATCAGCGATTAAAGATAGCGGACATAAGATTGGAGACATTGTATTTATCGGCTCTGGGTCTAGCGGTCATGCATGCTCATGGAGTCAGTTTAAGGAACTTTCTAACAATGAATATGATGATGGTTTTGGGGCACAGGAAGTGGCTACAGATCTAATTATTGCGTTTAGTGATGGTCATCAAATGTGGAGGCATGAGTATGACGGTTCTGAAAACTGGGATTATTCAAAACCTTTTAATATGCCAAAAGACAAACACCATATAAGACGACTTTTTGCAAACCGCGTTGGATGGGAGTCGCTGTCTGAAATAGAGGCTGAATTATGAAAGCACGAGGACAAACCAAATACATAGCCACAGTCTGCATGCTATTTTGCATCGCAATCCCTGTGATAATTAACGACTTGTACAATCACTGTGAGCCGATGCGGCACTTTGAAGGGTGCAATATAAACAAGGTGATGGTATGAAAAATGTATCTGTAGAAGGGCCGTATCCAATGTTTTATGGTGTTAACAAACTTGAACTAACCAAGCGTGAGTACTTCGCTGGTAAAGCTTTGCAGGGCTTGTGTTGTGATTCTGGCAAGATAATAAGCATAGAAGACATTAAAGGCGTCGGTGAACTAGCTTTTATGATAGCAGACGGTGCTATAGAAGCAGCAAACAAAGAGTCTGATTCATGAGTCACTCCGAGGTTCTATGGAATATGCTTGTTCAGTATAACTGCGACATAGGTCGGTTATGTGACACTAAAGACGCAAGCGCACACGAAGCTAAAATTGAAGCACTTGAATACGCAATCAAACTAATAGAGGCCAACAATGTACCAATCACAGAATAAAACAATTAAGAAGCATCTTAAGGAATGTACTTCTATTACCTCTCTCTATGCTATCAACCATTATGGCATAACTAGATTAGCCAGATGTATTTACGACCTAAAAAAGGAAGGCATGAACATCGACAAGAACACAATCATAAACGGGCGTAGTCACTATGCCGAATATTATTTAGTTGAGGAATCATGTTTACAAAATACAAAATAAAAGATAGTCCTGAGAATAAATGCCGGTACGCAGTTTGTAGTAAAAAACTATTCAGCCCATGGGTTGTAATGTTGAACTTTACCAACTTAAAGCACGCAACCATGTATCTTGAAGAATTAAAAGAGGATAAATAAATGAGTAACGAACTATCAGTAATTGAAAAGCTAGACATATTTTTATCAAATCGTGAGGATAAATTTGTAACGCTTAACGAAACCGTCAGACCTTTGAACTTTGCAGCAGAGTGTGATTTTGCTAGGCAAGCGTTAATGAAAAATGATTTTTTGCTAAAGGTTGCCAAGGACAACCAACAAAGTTTAGCGGATGCAATATCTAATGTTGCGGCTATTGGTATTAGCTTAAATCCAGCTAACAAGCATGCATATCTGGTGCCAAGAAAAAAGACGGTATGCTTAGATATTTCATACATGGGCATGATTAAGCTAGCCACAGATACTGGAATAGTTAAGTACATGAAAGCAGAATTGGTTTATGAGAATGATAATTTTACTTATAGGGGGTTTGATACCAGACCAGAAATTGAGGTTAAAAATCCTTTTGACGCTAAAAGCAGGGGCGCTTTAATTGGTTGTATTGCGTGGGCTAAATTGAATAGTGGAGACTTCCTTAATGAGTACATGAATATAAATGAAATAAATGCCATTCGTAATGATAGCGAGGCGTATAAATACGGGTTTGGAAAAGGTGAGAAAAGTTATGAATATAAGTCTTGTGTATGGGTTAAACACGAGGGAGAAATGCAGAAAAAAACCCTGATCAAGAGACTGTACAAGACCCTTCCGAGTTCAGACGGAAGCGAAGTTATGGCGCATGCAATAGAGGTTTTGAACGAGCACGAGGGCATTGAGTTTGACCAGCAGCCACAAACTAGAGACTACACAGAACACCAAAGCGATGCGTATAAAGAGGCATTAGACAAGGGTGATTATGTTGGGCTGATTTGCGTTACTGAATCGCTTGATTATGTAGAGGGTCAAGGCCAATTATACAACAGGCACGAAAGCCCCAACATTCCAAAGGGTCAAAAGGGCAAATATACCGAATCAATGAGGACTAAATTAGCAGACGCGAGAGACCAGAGGGATGAAATCCTAGCTATGATACTTGTAGCGTGTGACTCAGTCGACGATGTAGCGCTACAGGAGGCTGGTGGTGATGACTTAAGCCAATATACAATAGATTGGTACTGCAACAAACTAAACCCTGAACAGGAGCGATTTGCTCGTGGCGTATTTGAACAACTAGAGGCGGCATAATTGTCACCAAAACCTAATAAATGACACCCATGAATAACCCAATGACTCCTATCGTATCGGAAACGGTGCGTATTTGTGAAGACAGCGAGCAATGCTGTTTGGCCAGGGTTGTATTGCCTAGTTGGGTGTTGTTTTTTGACTTGAGAATTGAATTATGAAAATATTTAAAGTAACAATTGAGATTCAAACAGTGGTAGAGGCAGAATCAGCTACGGACGCAGAACATAAAGTAAGTATGTCGCACGTAGTGGACTGGTCGGATGAATCACAACACCTTGTAGCGACAGCTCAACAGGTTAGCTCACTGTCAGAACTGCCAAATAATTGCGGTTGGGATGGTGAATGTTTGCCTTGGGGCGGTGACGGTAAAACTAGATTAAAGGAAGTGCTTAAATGAAAACTGAAATTAACGGCGTAGAGCTAGCGTTCTGGGTGACGCGGCAGGAGGGGTTGGTTGTTTTATGCTATTACAGAGACGGAGAAAATGTTGAGTGCGATATCCGTTATGATACAGAAGGGTGTTCGGTTGAAACTACTGGGACTGGCAGCTGCTGCCTAACATTCGGCGACGAACCTGATCCTTTTGACATAATCGCAGTACAAGTTCTCGGAGTCCACCCAGACTATGACGGCAAACGACTGGGTATGAAGGTGGTTGAATTATGATTACTTTAAAACCATGCCCCCTTTGCAAATATGGTGACGTAGATAATGATGAAGGGATTTACAAATCTGGTGAGTTTTTTGTTATCAGGTGCGGTGCTTGTTTTTTGACTATTGACGGTAGAAACAAACAGGAATTGATAACCAGATGGAACACTCGCGCACCATCCAAGCTATTCAGGGCCATTGCTGAGATTGAAGACATGATTGGTACTGTTCGGCTGTATGTGCAAAGCGGCGGAGACCCAGACGGGTTTTACAAAAGAAAGATAACGCTGGAGACTGTCATCGCCAAGCTAAAACGGATAGAGGCTGGTGATGGCTAGCGCGTATGTGCGTATAGTTGAGGCTAGGTTAGAGAAATTGAAACGTGAGATAATTAACCAAGGTAAATAATTATGCAAAGACAAATATTGATAGATCAAATAACCGTGCTTTTAAATAAGAGAAACAAAGATAAGCCGTCTAACGCGCCTAATCATGTACTTTCTGAATATATGGTTTGTTCGTTAGAACAGTTTGAAGTTAATGCGACATATACAAAATACTGGAGAGACACTATGCGTGAAAAAGCGTCCAAAGGTGATTTATGAGAGATATTAAATTTAGATGGTGGAATGGTGAGCGATACGTGCCTCATAATCTTCTTGAGTTGGGTGTTAAGAATATTCGAGGAAAGCACGGACTTGAGCAATACACCGGACTAAAAGACAAGTACGGGGTAGAGATTTACGAGGGGGATATTATTAAGGGCGATGAGTTTTGTAATGACTATGTAGTGTACAGTGAGAATAAATTCATGCTAGAGCCGCTCGGCGATGATTGCATTCATTGGGATAGAAGCAAAGTAATCGGCAATATACACGAAAACCCAGAGCTAATTACTGATACCGTCGCATAATATTAAAACCGTTATTGATCACGTTAAAACAAAGTCTGCCCACCGTCATCATCATTAACAACTGAGTCGCCTTGTAGGTCGTCTGCAGTATTAACCCCTTGCTGCTTAGAATCATCAACTACCTGACCATTCGCGCTTGGTGCTAAGTTCTGTGTATGATCACCACCGGCTTGCGCTGCTGCGGTATCTGTTGCGAGTGAGTTGTTAGCGTCACCGGCAATAGTTATATACGTTGGCGATAAGTCAGATCGATCATTAGCCGATGTTGCTGTGCCTGAGCCTCCCGCTACAGAACCCTCGCCTGAGCCTGTTGCGCTACCGCCTGAGCCGCTAGCAGTGCTGTGCTGGCTGGATGATAGGGTTATGTCACCTACTGTTGTATTGCCTTTAGCGTTTGCTGCTGTAATGCCTATATCACGAATAGACTCTTGCCCTGATTGGATGGCTTTGCGGCTTTCGATAGCTATAATTCCGCCTGTAGCAAAGCGCGTGATCGCCTGAACTTTAGCAGTTCCCTCGTGTGCTACAGATCGAATAGTTGAACCGAATGAATCAGCAACATAAGCCAGATCGGACTTGCCTTGCGTTAGCTGTGCAATAGTTTTGTTTTGCTGTCTTATGATTGACGCAAAAAATTGGCGTTGCTGGCATGACTCAACCGATCTAAGGTACACCGCTTGAGCATCAGCCTTTAGGTCGTTCACCTGCATAATTGTCATGGTCTTGCACGTTTCTACCGGAGCTGAATTTTTCAACTCGGCCAGAGCTAGCTTTAAACGCTCTACTTCAACTGCCGCTATCGCGACCATCGACGCTTGCATGTTGTTTCCCAATGCAGCGGCTTGCGTTTGTTTTGTTCGTAGCTTTTTGACCGTACCAAACCTAGACACTATGGGGTTTCCGCTTGCGTCCATCGCCACTGTTTCGCTAGAGTTGCCTGAGAAAACGCTGGTTAGCCCAGAGCAACCGGACAAGTATAGAATTGCTATAAATACATATAAAATCTTTAGGCTTTTCATGACTTATTGCCCATTGCGATTCGCATATCAGATTGCGCCATGCGGAATACGTTGATTACAGCCAGCACAAGGGTATTGAGTGCCCCCATAATGATACCGATCTGCTCGGTGTAGGGAATTAAGTCAAGACCAAATGCAGCCAGCACAAGGGCGTTGATAGCGCCGAATGATGCTGATGCCATAAATATTTTGCTGCCTTTTGATACCTTGTCGATTGTTTTTAGAATGTTCATGTTAAAGCCTCGTTTAAATAGAATTTGTCTGCAACCCTCTCTTGATTTGCAATCCATCTATTGCCTACTCCATTTGCGAATTCTTCTTGATCCGGATTTTCTTCTATGCGTTTAACCCAGTGAGTCACCATAAAGTTAGACAAGAATAACAGGAATACGTTTTTATCCCGCCTTGATAGAAACTTCTTTAGTGCGGCAATGGATAGTTTACCGATCATCCCATCAACTTTCAAGTCAGAATAATCTCTCTCATTGCGATTCAATAAATTTAATGTTCTTTGGAAGTATCGCCCTGCCCTATCAACCCCGCCATTCACCGCAATGTCAAAAGTCCATTCTGCTATGTCTTGATCTGGCATGTCGCTACCTTTGATCTTAATCCAGAACATCTTACGGTAAAACGCCTCTACATCCAACTGTAATGACTTGTGCGGGATGTTGTTTGGGAATCCATGCCCTAGCTTGGCTTTGTCTATTACAAGCCACCCTGTCCAATGTGAGTGGAATCTGCGCGCAATACCGTTGTATGTTTCTCCGCCAGCATCATTCGGGTTGTGCGAGTACCCAATCTCGTGCCCCAAAGTATTTTTAAACGCAGTCAGAAAGTCAGACATTATTTGTCTACCGCAGCCAGTAATTTGCCGTACAAGACATTATTCTTACCCAGCTTGTCGTTTACTTTTTCAATCATTCCTGCAACACCCTCTCTGAGTTTATCCTCTCTATCGTCGCGCCTTCTTTCGTCGTCTAAGATTCTATCATACAGCTTATTCATGCTCTTTGTGCAACGATCTTCAATGTTAGCCATTCGTAGCTCATGCTTTTCGTTTACTTTTTCTTGGTCTTTGCGGTCTGTTGTTATCTGTTCCGCATGAACCTCTACACTCCTTGCGTGCTTTCCCCACAAAGTACCGACCGTAACCAGCGTGAATCCAATGCTTACTATTAATCCTATGTCCATCATTCTCGCCTTTTAAATTGGTTTTTTATCATCTTATATATATGCCTAATGGTGATGCCTTTTAGCCATAAAAACGTGATTATGAGCAGCAATTCTGTAATGGCAAATACGCTCATTAAATCTAATAGAAAATCCATCTATACAGCCTCCCAAAATAAGCAGCAATTGAATTACAAGAAAAAACATAGAGACTAGCCACATTATTACAGTTGAATACAATCCAACCATGCAACCAATCGCCACAACCATTCTAATCATATACAAAAATGATACCGCATAATTAACTTCGTTATCTTCTATGTCCAGTGATTTGAAGAACCATTTACTGCCAGACTCATATGTTGTTATACAAATGGCCGAGCAGATAAATAGAACGTGAACGTGTAGCGCGTCTGCGTCTATATATGTTAAGTATTTAGCCGCTCCCAGACTAACGATAAGTGCAACTGCACACCGCGCATTTTTAAATAAAGAGAACGCAATAGTGATCAGAGTCAGTACGGTCACTGAGTTAGATATTATCGCGCCATCATTAAACATTTACCTAAGTCCGCCTGCGCCTTCGCCATCAAAATCAGCGTTAGTTAATGGTCTGTAACCGTAGGATAGCATTTTCTTAGCAAGTCGTTTATGAAGCAACTCTCCGCGCTGTTGAACGACTGCCATGATGCGAAGTATCTCACTTTTCTCCTTGGCAACATCGTATTGATTAACAAGGTCTCCATTAACCTTCATGTCCTCTATTGATTGCTCAAGATCATGGTAAGCCTTCCAGCCATATTCTACAGCCTTGAACACCATTTTATTGATGTTGTAACCAGCTTTAATTTGACTGTCTAGGGGTGCTTTTAGTGCCATGGTGTTACCTGTGGTATAATAATTAAATGATTATCGTCGTTATGACAATTATTGTCCTTCTTGTTCTGTTTTGGCAGCCTGCAATTCCGGTACGGCAAAAGTTGAAGCCAGTTCAAGAAGTCGTGTTTCTCGCTTACTGCCTGCTTGGGTATTTCTTAGCTTTAACAATAAGTTCCTAAACCGAGTGCTCTCATAAGCCTTTGCCAGAGCAGAGGCTACCACAGTTGCAGATAATCCGGTTACCGCGTCTGCGTAAAGTGCTGCCCCAATCGCCCCCCCTGTGGCAACTGGCACCAACTGTTCACCTGTTTTTATTACTGCACTACCTTGTTGAGCGCGTCGCGTAGAGTTCAACAGTCTAGTTAAGCCCTCTATTTCTTTCTTTGCCGCTCCTTCAAAGAATACATTAATTGCCTGTCTTCGGTTAGGTCTGTTTAGCGCGGTTGCGAAAGCGTCTGGATTGGGGTTTGCGTCAATTTCAAAAAACTTACTATCCTTAAGCGCGTCCTGAATAATTGCACCTCTAGCCGCCTTTTGACCATCCTCTCCAATAGACTTTTTGAGTCGCTTTAGTTCGCTAGGCTTGCCGCCCCTAAGTAACGGTATTATTCTTTCTGGCGTAGCTTCACCCGCTTTTATAATGCGTTTTAGCTCAGTGTCTTTTGTTCTAGTGTAAGCATCAGAAAACTGCCTATTAGACTTAACCCATTTTGATGCGGCTAGGCGGTCTGTGTCTTTAGCAAAACTTAGCATATCAGCGTCCATTGCTGACTTAACCGCCTGAACCGAAGCTGCGCCCCTTGTGTCCTCAGACCGGCGGATAGCTGAAAGGTCAGAAATTAGCTCTGTGCGGATATCTTTAACTAAACTAAAGTCACCGCCCTCCAGCGCGTCTAATGTGTTCTCTAAATTCTGAACAATTCCAGCGTCACCTTTAGCCCCTAATCTTTTCTGTTTTGCGACTTCGCGAATAACCGCCCTTTTTGTCTGCTCCATAGGAACTACGCCAGCACGGTCTAAAACTTCCACAGCTTCACTTCTAATCTTACCCGCCGCCTGTAGTTCTCGCGCGGTTTGTTCGTTTAATGATTTAATCAAGTCATTTGCAAAAGGCGTATCTAAATCAATATCCATGCTGTCCGCAAAACCTTTTACTGCTGCTTCACGGGCTGCTTGTTGTGATGCTCTAGCCGTTCCGCTTCCTAATGGGCCAAGCTTTTCTGATAACCCTTGAGAAAACCTACCAAGATATGTTGTGGGAGGCGCTACATCAGTTGTCAAAACAGGCACGTCAAATTGTTTTCCGGCATCTAGTACGTTTTGTGCGGCCTGATCAGGCACGGCTTTTGCAATGTTGTCAATCTTACCTCCAGCCTTGGCTACACCTTTAGCACCAGCCAGTCCGAATAATTCTAACATCGCTGTTGGTAGAGCTGTTGCAATAGCCCCCCCTATTGGCCCCGCTATATCAAATCCTGCTTCACCAGATACCTGCTCGGCCTTCTGCAAAATCTCAGTTATCGGTTTAAGTGTCTTTGCTACTGTGTTAAGGCTTTCTCGACCTTCCGGTGTGGACGGATCGTATGTTAACGATTCCCTCACGCTGTCCACAGCTCTGCCACCTGCACCTTCATCAGCAAACGGATTGATTGATTGCGCTATACCAGCTAATCCAGCCACTGGTTCGGCAATTGCGCCAGATGCCACAGTACCAAGAGCTTCTAATCTGCCTGTTCCGGTATCTAGCTGTTCTTGTGATTGAATGCCTTGCTGTATGCCTGTTGGGTTTGCGGCAAAACCTAGATCGGATGTAGGTTGTAACTCTGGTTGTTCTGGCTCTACAGGCTCAGAATCATTTGCTGCGCCGCTGAAAAACTCATCAATAGCCACGCCCATTTGTTCTGGCGTAGTGTCATCAGAAAAAGTAAATGTCTTACCCTGAGCGGTTGCTGTTCTAGCCATTAGTTAACCTCAAATGTTACGCCGCCAGAGCTTGTGAACGTCTGCGCACTAGAATCATTATTCTCTGAATCGTCCGGCAAGTCTATACCATCCAATATCTGCCCATATTCCGACCGAATTATTCTTAAGCTTTCGGCCATTTCATCAGCCCCTGCCAATGGGTCTAAGTTGGCAATTTTATTGCTTAATGCGTCAAATTCTTTCTCGTTCAACGCACCAAGTGTGCCGCCATCCTTTTTGATTTGAATTAATTGATCTAAAGCAAGATTGGCTTTCAACGTATCTATGTTCCGGCGTAATTTAGCCGCTCCACTGCTTGGTGATGCAGATGCAATAGCTTGACCCGTTCGACCAGTGTTAGTGCCGGTTGCTAGGTCTATAGTCCTGTCAATAAGCGACACTACACGAGTAGCATTACTCCGCGCTTTTAATTCTCCCCGCACCTTCTTAAGTTCCGCTGTTTTTATTTTTGCGCCAACGTTTTCCCGCTGAATATCGTTCGCTTCTTGCTCTATTGCAAGCGATCGTTCTTGAAAAGCAGAGATGGGCGCAATATCTTTCTCATTCTCAGCAATAACCTTGCCCGTGGAGTCTACCAGTTGAGATCCATCTGCCAGTACGGTTTGCTTAATGGCCTTTATTTCATCCATTCCATTAATAACTTTGGACAATGATAGGTTCTGGCCGATCTCTGAGGTAAGCGTGTCATTATCTGCTTGTAATAGGGGTAGAAAGCCGCTGACATCCTCACCATTACGCTGCATTTGAATAGCCATGTTTTTAATTAGCGACCTAGCATCATCTGTCCTGCCATTAGCGACCATTTGTGCGGTGTTATTCCAAAGTGTGAAAGCTTCTTTTGCTTTCTGAGCAACTAGCGCTTTTTCTGCGTTGTTCTCACTAACCAATACATTCATTAGACCAGCCGCCATTTGCGGGTTACGCTGATTCAGTTCCAGCCACTTTTCACGATCAACACCAGACATAAATCCGGCAAACTTCTGTCGGCGCTTATTCTCGGCTTGATTGCTCGTAGCGGTCGCTTGAGCTTGTTGAATGTTTTGCTGGTCTTGTGCGGCCACTGCTTCGCCCTCAGTGGCTATTTGCTGCTGTTCTGGGGATAGTATTTCCTTAGAGAGTTCTAAATCCTTCTTATTCGCTCGATTCTGTCGAAATTGCTGACCAATCTTAGAGCCTATTTGTCCCAGCCGCTCAGATATTCGACTGTTGTCTAATACTCTTACAGCCGGTAATTGTTGTAAGTTTTGTGCGCTAGGTATCATGCCGCTAACCTCTCTTTTAATGTTTTCTGTAAGGCGGGATAATTAATAACCTTTATGCCGTTAATCTCTGTCACCATGTCGGGGTATTTGGCCTCAACTTCTTGTGCGATAAATCCAGTACTCATTTCGGTACCCATCATATTTTTAGCTTCTGGCTTCCAATCCCACTCAACTAGGGTTAAGTCATGTATCTTGCCTAAAGGTAGTATGTTTTCCTTTAGTCTTGTGTCTGAGGCAAAGAAACTGGCTATTGTTGCGGCGGCCGTGAGGTCGT